GTGTCAAGCACAGACGGAATACGAGTTAAACTACTGGTCTAGTCACAAAGTGGTTTCGACTCAAACGTTTGGTTTCAACGTCCGATCTGACTACTCTGGATCCTATCCAGATGGTTTGGTTGAGGTTTTGGGATCAAACGGCGATATGACGCGTGTTGTAAAGGTGTATAACCGATACAACAGGGAACTGCCGAACCCGTTACAATCAGTGCGCGCAAACGTGAGCCCTATGATGGGATACCTCACGGCGTTAGTAGCACTTGGCTTCCTTCCTAACAGGAATAAACGTTAGGCGTGGTACTGCGCAAGTACATAACCGTAAGTCTCATGAATGACACACTGTCTATCAAGTCGATTCTGCCCGCGCAGATCGGCGCAAGTCAACTCGGTGACTCTCGCGATTTCTCGCGTGCAGTCACTTCGGACACCACCATGTTCGCACGGGTGAACACGGCACTCGGACTGCTCAACCCTACCTCCTTGCTTATTGGGCATTACCCAAAAAGTAAGAAGCAGGCTGTGCAGCGTTCCATCCTTCTTCTGAAGCAACGCTTCAGTCGGGTGGACTCGGGTAGCGGCGCCGTTCTGGCGCAACTGGATCCGATGATCAAGCTCACGTGCGACATCCCGGAAGGGGTGACGCAGGCGGAGCTTGACGGTATGCTGCTGACCATGGCTGGCCTCCTTCTGGAGAACAACCTTGATCGGTGGCATCAACTGTGTGAGCAGCAGGCGTAAGTTAGCCTACTATCACATAAAATATAAGCGGCGTTACCGCACATCGCGTTAATGTATCATGAGACGTCCATATCGGACGAAAGGACCTATAATGGGATTAAATCAATACCTATTCGAGTGCCTGTGCTCGGACCTCGGTGTAACGTGCACGACCAGCTGGTCGTACACAGAGCTGAACAGCCTGAAAGATCGGCTGCTGCAGCTTACCGAAGGACAGTTCCCATACTATGCAACTGATAGCTACCTTGAAGATTTCCGCAAAGTGTTCCCTGATCAGATGCCGGCTGTTACGCCGTCGTCTCTTCGGGATCCACACTCCGGTGACTTCAGAAGAGTCTACCAGCTGCTATGTTGGGGGCTTAAAATACACAAGCCGCACACGAAACAACAAGAAGAAGACTATGTTAAAAAGTTTCTTCAAATCGAAGAGGACAATCGCACTTATCGTGTCGACAGGGCTTGCCCTGTTTCTCGGTTTGCGCGATCCCTCTGTCATCGTACGTTTGCTAACCTCGACCTTGGATACAGTGCCATCGCGAGATGGTGCCGCCACGGCCCCGGAGCAACGTTCGATCGAGAAGTAGGTTCAGACAAGAATGTCTTTATTCTACCTCCCTCTCAGCTCCTCGCCTACGCGCCCTGGGACGCATTCTTTCCGAATGCTTCTTGGGCGGCGGACGAATCGCTGAGTACTTGCCACGCTGCGAAGCGAAGCGAGCAACTGTCAGCCCAGAAATGGGACGATAATGGGTGGTTTGATGAAGTTTCTTTTAGCCGGAAACGGTTTCTAGAAGCGCGACTCACACTTGTTCCAAAAACCTTCAAGGGACCGCGAGGAGTTTTCATTTCCTCTAAAGAGGCAATGTTCTGGCAACTTGCCCAGGACACTGCACTCAAACGGTTCTGCGAAGGTACTTGGATTGGCAGGTGTTATTGCCCGAAGTCGCAAGAGCCTTCCAAGGTTCTTGCGTATAAGGGCTCCTACTCCAGATGGTCGGCTACATTGGATTTATCCGATGCATCCGATAGAGTGCCGCTATCGCTAGTGGCATTCTTGTTCCACCGAGCGGACTATCTGAGTCTTGCCCGGACACGCCCATGCTACGTTTGGCTCCCCAATGGGGAGCGTCACAAACTAAGCATGTTCGGACCGATGGGTGACGGTAAAACGTTTCCTATCCTAACGATTATCTGCCTGATTCTCTCTGTGAGTGCAATAGCTATTGCTATCGCGGGAGAGTCCGCAGAGCCAACAAATGAGTTGGTTGCGCGTGCGTGTCGTGGTGTCAGAGTTTTTGGTGACGACATTATCGTCCCCACTGAGCACTACGACAGTGTGGTTAAGTGCCTTCAGTCTCACAACCTGAAGGTTAATGAGTCGAAATCCTTCTCAAAAGGATACTTCCGCGAGTCATGCGGCATGGACGCCTATCATGGTGTCGATGTTACGCCGATTCGTCAAAAGGTAGACCTCGATAATAGCACGTGCGATGCCGACGAAAGCTTCGAAGCTCTAGTCGATTTACACAATCGTGCTCTCATTCGGGGTTTGAGAAGATTGAGTGGAGCGCTGTTTGGCATCATTACCAAACGATGGCATGGTAAGGTTGGTCTCACGACCGACCATCGGAGTAATCCGCATGCCTTGCTTATCCTGGGACAGCTCAGGAAAGCGTGCCAGTCTACCTGTAAAGGTAGTAGCTGTGACTACAGTAAGTGTATGTGGTGTGGTTCTGCTGGTCTAATAAGCCGTGTGGAACTGCTACATGTGCATTGGCGTCTTAATACGGACATCCAACGTATTGAGCAGCTCACACTCGTCCCTGAACCCATCAATTACGGGTTTGAAGGCAACTCCTGGTGGAATTGCGCATATGCGTTGTGGCCTAAGCAGCAGATATATCCTGAGTTCGCTACCCGAAAAGGGTCAC